AGGTGAAAGTCTGGTTAGTCCGCGAGTTCGTACCGCTAAGAGTCGCGTCACTTGCCGAGTTGTAATCCTCAATGTTCGGCGTTCCGTCGAGGCAAGTGGTCGCCCCGTCGATTAGATTGTTGCGTACACGGTCGGTGCCTTGGGCTCGAATACCAATAGTCCACGCCCCAGCAATCGTGTTGTTGTAGATGTAATACGAGCCACTGGCACCGGCCATATTAATGCCGTTTCTCACCGCCGTATGGCTAGATGAGTCGGCCACATACACGATATTATTGCTTATGTAGTAGGTGGTCGAGCTGTCTTGCATCTGGATGCCTTGACCCGCCTGTTCGGCATCCGTGTGGTCCATCTTGATTAGGCAGTCGCGAATGACCTGCACTCCACCAGTCAGCAAGGCGTTGTATCGCAGAACGTGCGCGTTCGATAAGGTTGGGTTCTCGGTAACCTGAAGGCGCTCAAGCGTAAGATGCTCAAGGGTGGACGTAGCGAGCCCACTCGTTAGGCGGTAGATGCCGGTGTTCCAAACACCACTATGCTCTTGTCCTACGTTTGGCTTGATGAGCACGTCATTTGTGGTACTGGTGACCCATGCCGCATTTGCGAAATCTGCGAATGTGCTATCTGCGGTAGAGCCTGAGCACAGGATCACGAGGTTGTCCCCCGCTGTAACCAAATCAGCGGCCTCAGCGTTACACGCCTCGTCGAGTGAAGCGTATGCACGAGTGCCGCCCGTCGTGCCGTTGCTCGTGCCGTCACCGCCCGCCGTGGATGCGGTATTTACATACCGAGTGATCTCAGCCATTAGTTCCAACCGGGGTCCGAAGTCCACACTTTCATATATCCCCACCAGAGGCTAATCAGCTTGGCGGTTGGCCCATCGTCCTTGTTTCGTCCCATCGAAATGCTGATGATGTGATCCTGCTTCGGCTGCCCGTCTGTGCTGTCTGAGCTAATCGTGGCGAAGCCCGTTTCGGCGAACGCTGAATCGCCGTCGATCCAGTATTGATGGATTCCATTGGTTGCGTTGGCGGGCACTGAATGTTTCCAGTGAATCCGCACATTGTGCCACTCGCCGTCGTCCCAGAAAGAGTCTTGCGCGTTCCAGCCACTCCCGAAGCAGGTTTGTTCCGAATTGGTCCCTGCGTGCCCTCCACAAACCCCATTGTTGTTGGTCGGTGTCCAAGTGTTCGCACCCACCTTCAACTCCCATCGCAAAGTCGCGCTCTGTTGGGTCCCGCCGAACAACAGCTTGTGATCGCCCGGCCCAGCCTCCGTGCCGAGCGGGTTCGTTCTGAAATCCGTGTCGTACCGAATCGGAAACTCCAGCCAAATTTCCGTCTGGTTGGCAACACCCAAGTCATCAAAATCTAGTTGGCGTCCTATGGTCTGGGATTGTGTTGAGTCCGCTACATAGAAATCAAACCGCAGGGAGTGTCGTCTACCGTTGTATCCCGTGGTGGTGTCGATGTAGGCCCCACTGCCTCCCGCACCCCCACCGTCCCTGATCCAACTCGGGCTAAACGCGGTGGGCGATCCGTTGTTGCAGGCATTACAGCTATTTAGTGAGTCAATGATCTCATAGTACTCGAAATCCTCATCAATAACTGGCGAGCCAAAAGTCTCCAGCGTTTGCGCCATTGTGAACGTGACCGAGTCGCTCCATGCGGACCAGCCACCTTCACCTTTATACCGGATACGCGCTTTCAATTCTGCGTTATAAGAACCTCCTCCCTCGGGCCGAGCTTGATAAGCGGGAAGTGGTTTATTTGATGCCGGAGGCAGTGTATCGCGCTCTAATGCTGAGGTAGTTGCGTCGTGAAAAACATTGGTCCCGAACGCCGCACCTACGGAGTCTATCTGGACTTGTGTTGAGTCGTGGCTGTCTCCCGCCTCGCCGTTGAACGGGGTGCCGAGCCAAAAGAGGCTGTCGTTGGTCGCCGCGAACAGCACAATGTCCACACTCGGAGTATTCGGCACTGCGTACTGACTCATCGTGAACTCGATGCTATCGGACCATGCCGACCAACCACCCTCACGAGCATAGTACCGGAGTCGAGCTTTATTTACCGCGTCCGCCTGCAAAGCCCTCCCACTGTTTGATACCGGGGGCACTGTATCGCGCTCAGACGCAAGGTACACACTATCGGTGTAGATCGTCGAGCCGCTCCAGTTGCTTGTGCCGATAGTATCGATCTGTACCTGCGTCGAGTCGTGCGTGTCGCCGGGGTCTGCACTGAATACGGAGCCCAGCCAGTATACACTGTCGTTCGTATCAGCAAATACGGTAATGTCGATTGTAGGCGTGTTTGGTGGGGAGAAGGACTGCGCCTCGCTACCTGTAGCGGCACCGCCCGCAATGCCTGCGATTCCCCCGAAACCAAGACCATACGCGAGTGCGCCAAAGGCCAGTAGACTCGACATAGCCGGAATCAGTGCGTTACTGCTGCCCTTAACAACGCTGCCGTCTGGTCGCTCCTCAAGCCACTCAGCCAACATCTTGGTGCCCTTAAACACCGGAATAGCGCAGACGCCCGTGAAGAGGGTCCAGCCTAGTAAGGGAATAGCAGTTGTCACCGCTTGGTCACCCTATCCCAAACCTTATCAACGGCATCGGCGCTAGATGCTGCAACCTTAAGTGCGATGGCGGCGATGGCTGCGGCCTTAGCTGTCCTGAACAATACTTTAATCATTAACTGGCTACAAAATTAGTAAAAAACGACCCACAAGCTGACGGAGGGAATTGAACCCCCAACCTGTTGATTACAAATCAACTGCTCTAACGATTGAGCTACGCCAGCAACCATACTACTTAGACTTGACGGTATGTGACCGTAAGCCGTGCTGCGCCCTGCGATACAGCGGAACCGGCAGAAGTGATCTTCAAATAGACTGTGACATCAGAAGTACCAATGTCATCAATTGCAGCACCCTGAGTCGCGTCCGGGTCAACAAGAGTCCGTCCAGCAGACTGAATATCAGCAACATCGCCGTATGCGTCAGGATCGGCAGAAGTTCCAATCTCAAGTGCGTCAGATGTCCCTGAGTCCCAAACAGTTGTGACATCAACCATCTGGTCAATAATCTGGGAGCTTGCCGGGAGAATAATGCTTGTTGCAAACGCGCCAGTATCAGAAAAAGTGAAGGTGTCAGTCTGTGTAAGAACGACCCCTCCAGTGTTTGCACTAGCGCCTTCGCGCACCGTGCCAGCCTTGATCGGACCAGAAAAAGTAGTGGTCGCCATAATAATTTTTCCTTACGAGAAGTTTTTTCTAGCGTCTTCGTAAGCGTCTGCCGGGACAGTCGCTAGAATAAGATTACCCGGATAACAAAAATGGGGTGAAGGTGACATTTCTGCCACCTCCACCCCACCTTTACTGTACCACTTAGGCTCCGGGTGAACCCCAAACCCCAAGCGGATCCGACACGCCGAAGCTATAACGCTCCCGCGCCTTGTAGCGAACATTTCCGGTATCAAAGTCACCGTCCATGCTCGTTTCCATGGCAACGCGAGTGAAGTGCTTCATGCCGTTGGGCACATCAGTCATGAGGAACCACGCATCGACATCAGTCAGATAGTGATTCACAGCATGACCCTCGGGGACAACTCCCATAACGCGAAGTGCGTTAATGTCGTTATCCGCCGTACCCGGACGAAGCTCCGTACCCAGTACGCGCTTTGCGACAAACTGGAGATCGGGCGGGATAATCAGCTTGCGGGGGCGAGCGGCGATCAACAGTCCGCGCTCATCCGTCCACTTAGCAATCTGAATAACAGCCGCTTCGAGTGAAGTTTCGTTAAGGTCAACCGCCGTTGCGGGCCGGTTGGAGTTCTTACCACCGCTAACAAGCGGGTGCCCGTCGCCACCAGTGACACCATCGCCAAGGGCAGTGAAAAGGTTGACGCCATCGCCACTCTGGTAGGCATTGGTGAATCCGTTGTTAAACGGAACCATCGCCTTAACCTGCTTCGTGTGGGCCATTGCGCGTGCAAGCGCCTTGGTGTAACGAGCAGACAGAGAGTCGTAGAGGTTGTCTTCCATTGCTTCTTCGGTAATGGAGAAGCCCATGGCAATCGTTTCATGGTTGTATCGTGCCGTGAACGATTCCTGTGCGGCATCATAAGAGATACCGCTACCCTCCGGCTTTACCGGAGCAGCAGCAAAGCCAGAAAGCTTTACTTCTTCCTCAAAGGAACGATCCGAAGCCTCTGCATCATAGCAGGCCGCATGCTCGTCATCATAGCGAGCATACTCAAGCCCAAAGAGAGCGTTAAGACCCGGAAGGAGTTCCTTGAGTAGCTGAGCGCGTGAGATAGCCATTTATTTCACCTATACGCCAGTTGCAGCAAGGTACTGATGAGAAGACTCATCCGTGTCCTTGGCAGCATTAAATTTAACAATGACATCAGGGAAACCGTCGCTATCCGTAAGTCCCTTCGGCGGCAGGCTGTCAGGCCCATCCACAAAGTCAAGGATACGCAGGGGGAGCGTATCAGTGGTTGCAGGGCTATCACCGTCAATCGCGTTCTTCGACTTGCCGATAGCGGTAGATCCTGCTGTCTGAATGACATCGCAATTCAAACCACGGTCTGTGGTGTTCATTGCTTCGTCGGCCTGCATCTGAAACACGACAAAAGGATCGTCCATCACATACGCCATTGCGTCAGTCGCCGCATTCGATGCGGGCCACTGTGTGCTGAACGTCTTCTGTCCTGTCGTTGGGTCCGTATATGCACAACCCATAAAAATACCACACGAAGTCAGGGTGGCAGTCCCGGTATCTTTTTCGATAGTACCGCTCGCTGCAACCTTAACAAAATCACCATTAAAAATGGCGGTTCCATATGTGGTAATAATTGGTAGCTGGCGCACCTTGCCCGTAAACGAGCCTGACGCACTCAGCGTACCGATGGGTCTGGCGCCATACGGTGAAGCTGATGTAGCCATGTTATTACCTTGAGAGTTTTATTGTGATTATGGTAACCGCCAGAGATTGCGACTAAGAGCCGCCACCTCCGTAGGTTACACTTGTCTTACGTTCGGGCGAAAAAACTGGCATCCGAGGATCGTTTTCACGCATAAAGTTGTTATCTACTGCGGACATTTGATCCTGAGCACGCTTTGCGTAATAGTCCTGACGCTGATTGACCATCTCTTCTGGTGCCTTGCAAAGAAGCAGTCCACCAAC